AACGAACTAGTGACCGAGCGCGACAAATTCTACTTCCAACAAAACCAACCCCAAGCCTGGTCCGCCCGAATCGGACATTATTAACAAAAGCTAACGAAGCTAACGAAGGATTTTCCAAACCCTCAACCCTCAACCCTCAACTCTCAACTAACATCATGGGCTTCCCAAATAACAAAATCACCAACGGCCTGAGCGGCGGCATCTACATCGCCGACACCACGGCCCGCACCGGCGACTGGCTCGCCGTGCAAGTCCTCGCCGACGCCAAGTTCCACACCTTGACCGGCAACATCGCCGACATTGCGAACACCACCGACGCCAGCGCCCCCGTCATCCCGGCAGGCACTATCCTCTTCGGCAAGTTCACCGCCCTCGACCTGCACAGCGGCCGAGTCATCGCCTACACCGCCTAATGCTTTTAGCCCCGACATTGTTGCTGAACGCTGGGTCCGGCGCCGCCATCGCGCGCCCGACCTTCAGCCGCGACTTTGCCGGTGAGAAGACCTTAAACAACGGCACCGGCCCTGCGATCACCTTCACGCGGGCATCGAACGCCACCTACTTCGACGCCAACGGCACCCTGCAAACTGCCGCCAACGACACGCCACGCTTCGACCACGACCCCGCGACCGGAGCGTCACGCGGGCTTCTCATCGAGGAGGCCAGAACCAACAGCATCCGCAACTCGCAGGCTGGTGGGGCTGTGGCCGGAAGCGCGGGAACTGGCCCGTCCAACTGGAACGTCTCTGGAAACGCTAACGGACTGACGAGAACAATTTCACTCGGAAGCGCCAATGGTCTTTCGTATGTCGACGTGCGGTTTGTCGGAACAGCCACCGCCACCGTTCAAAACTTTTTTGACCCAGAGGGGCTTACGGCCATTACAGCTTCTTCCAGCCAAGTGTGGACTCACTCGGCATACGTTGCGCTCATAGCGGGAACAGTTCCTGATTTACAAATCGGAGTAAGAGAAGGTCTTGCGGACGGAACTTTTGTTACTAGTGGCAACCTAAATGCGGCCCCATCCTTAACAGCGTCGCTTCAAAGATTTTCGCACACGCGCACGCTTACAGATGCAACCACCGCAAGGGTTACCCCTACTATCCGTGTTTCGATTTCTAACGGAGTCGCATACGACTTCACCCTCCGCATAGCCGCCCCGCAGCTTGAGCAAGGCGCCTTCGCCACCAGCTACATCCCGACGACATCCGCCGCCGCCACCCGCGCAGCGGACTTCGCAAGAGTCACGCCGATCTCGTCGTTCTATAATCAGGGCGAGGGAACCCTCTTTGGCGAGTTTTCAAAATTTCAGATGACCGCCAATAGCAAGGTGGCCATGTTTTTTGACCCAATAAACACGGCTCGCTATGGTGGATTAGAAAACGACGGCGGAACCCCAACAACAAACCGGTTCATTTACCAAAACAACGCGGGGTCAACAGTTGCAAGTATTAGTTTTGCTTCTGCCGCGGCAAACACTGTCTACAGAAACTGCGGCGGTTATGCTTCGGACAATTTTCAAGCTGCCCAAAACGGCACGCTTGGAACCGCAGACACTTCTGGAACTCCAGCGGATACGTTAAGTCATTTTGGCGTTGGCTGCTTGGCCTCAACTAACGGTCAGTTCTTCCTCAACGGCCACATCCGCCGCATCGCCTACTACCCCCGCCGATTGAGCAACACGCTGCTGCAACAACTCACGACGTAACATGCAAGACTACCTCTACAAATTCCCCAGTGAAGCCACGGCCCAGACCGCACTGGCCGATTACTACGACAGCGAAACCGGATGGCAGACCAGCGGAGAAGGCTATGCGCTCGATCCGGTGGGTGTGCTGGCAGACACCGACAACAGCGACCCCGAGAATCCGGTCAGCACGCTGCTGGACGGCTGGCACCTAAACCTCCGCGTGACCGACGACCGGCCCGATCCGGCACCGACCTACAGCGTCACGCCAGCGCAGCAGCGGAGGGTGTGGCTATGACCTCGTGGCACTATCACATGACGACGACCGAGAAGGGCGTTGTCGGCACCGTCACATCCATTGGCTCGTCTGTCTTTTCTATGTTGCCACACCTTGAAACAACCCTGCGTGTTGCAGGTCTTTGCATCGGTATTTTGGTCGGCTTGGCGACTCTTGTGAGCGTCCTGCACGACATTCAAAAGAAACGGAAGGAACTGAAATAATATGAGAAACTGGAAAACAACGACCATCGGAATCTTGACCGCCCTCATCGCCCTGGCGACCGGCGCCAAAGAATTCCTCGCCACCGGCACCATCCCCGACATCGGCCTCATCGCCGCCAGCCTCATGGCTGCATGGGGATTAGTGGTAGCGAAAGACGGCACGGCACGCCTCTAACACGCGAGTGATTCAGTGTTCAGTCTGCCAGCCGAGTCTGCGAGACAGGTCGCCGCGGCGACCAACTGATACTGCCAACTGCCAACTGAAAACTCCGTCACGCCGATGAAAAGCAAAACCATCAAAGCCATCGCCGCCCTCATCCTGCTCACCGGGTTCGCCCTCATGGGCAGCGGATGCGTGACGGTTGGCTACGACTTCCTCAAGCAACAAGCCACCGTCACCGTCAATCCCCCGCCCAAGGGTCACGCGAAATAACCCATGTGGACCTGGCTCAAGAGAATCTTTGGCAAGAAATCCGACGCTACCCCAGCGCCGGCCTTGCCGAGTTATGTCTCCGCATCCAGGCCGAGCTTCACCGTCGAGCCACCGCTGACGACCTACGACGAGCGCCGACTCAGCACGCCGAACAAACAAGCCCACCGCATCAAACCGGAAGCCGTTGTCTTGCATCATTCGGACGGCAGCTACCACGGCAGCTGCGCCTGGATCACCAACCCCGCCGCTAAAGTGAGCTACCACGTCCTCATCGCCAGAGACGGCCGCCGCACCGTCTTCGCCAACGACACCGACCGCTGCTGGCACGCCGGCCGCAGCAACTGGCACGGCCGCCCCGACCTGAATAGCTGGAGCCTCGGCGTCGCCTGGGAAGGCAACACCTACGAAGACCCCCTCGGCGAAGCCGCGATGAACAGCGCCCTAGAATACCTCGTCCCCCGCATGAAGAAGTGGAACATCCCCCTAAACCTCGTCATCACCCACCAACAAGTCGCCCCAACCCGCAAAACCGACATCTCCCCGGGCGACGCCGCCCGATTCAAGACCCGGCTAAAAGCCGCGTTGAACTAAGTATGAAACTTGAAACTGGAAACCTGAGTAATGCTGTAGCGGCGGTCTATGACCGCCGGAGCAATATCACTCAAGTCTCACACTCAAGTCTCAGCCCTATCCTCTAATGGCATTAGAGAGTCCAGTCCAACGCGACGGCGACAACGGCTTCATCGGCTTCGCTTCTCGCTTGAACCCGCTGACCCTTCCGGCGGGCATGTTGCAAGACAGCGTCAACATGCGCCTTGATCGCGGAGTTGCGCAAACCCGCAAAGGCAGCAAGCGCCTCACCGACACGATCGGCACGACCGGCGCCCCGCTGACTCTTGACTTCACCCTCGGCACCGACGTTGCCGTCACCTCGATCACCCGCAGCACAACTACAGCTATTGTGACGTGCAATGCCCACGGTTTTGTTGAAGGAGACCAGATCAATATACGCGGAGCGACAGATCCTCTTTACAATGGTGACTTTGTTATCGGGACAGTAACGACCAACGAATTCCGCTACACCATGTCTGGAACGCCAGCGGCAGACGCCACTGGAACTATGGTCGCCAACAACGGACCTGAGGTTAAAGACTCTTACTCAGGCGGATTGTATGCGGCCGGTGTTTTTGCGTCTCAAAATTACGAGAACGCAGCGGAATTTATCGTTCTGGCTGGAAGCTCAAGCGCCACGCTTTACCGCCAAGGCCAGTCGCCGGTGGTCAAAACGTATCCGACAAGCCCCTCAGAGACAATCGAAGGCACCGACACTGTCTCGGTGGTGCAGGCATTCGACCGCCTCTATATCCTCCGCGAAGCCGCAAGGACGATCACGACAGGAACAACGGCAGAGAAAAATGACCATGCCAAAATTTGGGACACTCAGCTAACCACGGCATCCGGCATAACGGTCAGCACCGCCACGGCCACAGTCAACGTCACCGCCCACGGCTATCCGCAGGGCGCCCGCGTCCGCATCGAGGGCAGCACAACGCCCGCCTTCGACGGCCACGAATACGACATTACTGGTATCGCTACAGACTCTTTCACGATTACCGTCCCAACCGGCACCGCGACCCACGCTGCCGCTGGCATCAAAGTCCGACGCGTCAAACCGCCGATCTATTGGGACGGCGGCAGCGGCAACTTCACCCGCGCCACCGCAGGCGTTCCGGCCGCAGGCGTCACCTACACGACCATGCCGAGCACCGGCTGGGCGGCCTACCACAACAACCGGCTTTGGTTCGCCAAAAACCGCGACACCGTGGCGATCAGCGACGTTCTCGATCCCGACCTCTACG